CGCGCCCGCGGACGCGTGGGTCCTCGATCCCTTCGTCGGATCGGGGTCAACCCTCCTCGCGTGTGAACAAATCGCGCGGCGATGCGTCGGGATCGAACTCAACCCTGTGTACTGTCAGATGGTCATCGACCGCTGGGAGGCGTTCACGGGCGGGACCGCGGTCAAGGTCGGGGGCGTCTGATGACGTGTCTCGAGGGCGCGGTCCTGGCCGCGGGCGGCGTGGTCCTGGTCGTCGTCCTGAATTGGTTATTGTTGAAGTATCCACGGACGTAACAACGATGGCGCGAGAGTCCGCGGCGTCCCGGAAGGTCCGCCTCATCAATCTCCTGACCCATACCAAAGGACCCTTCGCGGGCCAACCGTTCAACCTCCGTCCCTGGCAGGAGGCGAAGATCATCCGCCCGTTGTTCCGGACGGTCCGCGGGCGACGGGTCTATCGGACCTGTCTCCTGATGATGCCGCGCAAGAACGGCAAGACCGAACTCGCCGCCGCCCTCGCCCTCGACGGGCTGATGTTCGACGGCGAACGCGGCGGGGAGATCTACTCCGCCGCCGCGGACAAGGATCAAGCCGCGCTGGTCTTCAACGTCGCCGCCCAGATGATCCGCGCCGAACCGGACCTCTACGGGCAATGTGAGATCCTCGACTCCCAGAAACGGATCGTCCATCGGAAGTCCGGGAGTTTCTACCGGGCGATCTCCGCGGAGGCGTATTCCAAACACGGGTTCAACGCGTCGCGGGTCATCTACGACGAACTCCACGCCGCGCCCTCGCGCGAACTCTGGGACGTCCTGACCTCCTCGACCGGCGCGCGGGATCAACCCCTGGTCATCGCGATCTCGACGGCGGGCTATGACCGGCATTCGATCTTGTGGGAACTCTACGCCCATGCGAAGAAGGTCCTCGAGACGCCGTCCCTCGACCCGACGTTCTTGCCGATCCTCTTCGAGGCTCCCGCCGATGCCGACTGGACCGATGAGCGGGTCTGGAAACGCGCGAATCCCGCCCTGGGCGACTTCCGGTCCCTCGAGGAGATGCGGGTCGCCGCCGCGCGCGCGCGGGAGATCCCCGCCCAGGAGAACACCTTCCGCCGCCTCTATCTGAACCAGTGGACCGAACAAGCGGAGCGATGGATCGCGTTGCCCGCGTGGGACGCCTGTCGGGTCGCGCCGGAGGACCGTCCGCGCCTCGAGCGGCGTCCCTGCTACCTCGGACTCGACCTCTCCTCGACGACGGACTTGACCGCCCTGGTCGCCGTCTTCCCGGACGCGGACGGGTTCGACGTCCTCGCCGAGTTTTTTGTCCCCGCGGAGTCGATCCGCGCCCGGTCGTTGCGGGACCGGGTCCCGTACGACCAGTGGAGTCGCGAAGGGTTCATCACGGCGACGCCGGGACCGACCGTCGATTATGAGGCGGTCCGGCAGACCATCCACGCGTGGGACGAGATGTATGATGTCCGGGTCATCGCCTATGACCCCTGGAACGCGACCGACCTGATTACGCGCCTCGAGAAACAGGACGGGTTTACGTGCGTCCGGATGCGGCAGGGCGTCGCGACGATGTCCGCGCCGACCAAGTCCCTCGAGAAGGCGATCCTGTCGCGGACCCTCCGGCAGGACGGGCATCCGGTCCTCCGCTGGAACGTCGGCAACGTCGCGGTCGAGGCGGATCGGAATGGCAACCTGACCCCGTCGAAGAAGGTCTCGACGGAACGGATCGATGGCGTGGTCGCGTTGATTATGGCGGTCGACGTGATGGATCGGAACGCCTCGACGCCGCCGCCGTCCTACGACATGGTTGTATTGGGATGACGATGTCCTCCTCGCGTCCCCGCGGTCGTCCCGCGCTGGACCCGGCGCGCCGGACGCCCTCCGTCAACGTCCATGTCCGTCTGTCCGCCTCCCAATACGATGCGACCTATACGCGCGCCCGCGCGGACCGTCTGACCCTCGCCCAGTGGATACGCCGCGCCCTCGAGGACGCGACCCGAACCCGGTCGACCTGAGATGACGCGTCGACCATTTCGCCGATTCTAAAACACGCGCGCGTCGGTCGCGCGGGTTTCTGTCGCCAATCGTAGCGGGCGGGTCATCTGTTTCGGCAGACTGACCCCCGCATGGACGACGTCCTCGAGCGGCGACACGCGTTACTCGTCGTCAAGGGTCTCGACCTCGCGCGGCGGACGTTCTCCGGGATCGCGAGTACGTCGGACCTCGACCGGCAAGGGCATGCGATCGATCCGGACGGGGTCACGTTTCGGAATCCCCTCCCCCTCCTTTTCCATCACAAACAGGAACACCCGATCGGGACGGTCACGCTGTACAAAACCGCGGCGGGGATCGCCTTTGACGCGACGATGCCGGTCCTGACCGACGCCGGACCGCTGAAGGACCGGATCGATGAGGCGTGGCAGTCCATCAAAGAACGCTTGATTACGGGCGTGTCGATCGGTCTCCGGGCGTTGGAGAAGGTCTACGACGCCAAGTCGGACGTCCTGAAGATCCTGAAAAGCGAAATCCTCGAACTGTCCTTAGTGACGATTCCGGCGAACGCGCAAGCGTCGATCCTGACCGTCAAGTCCCTGGCCGCGCTTGGCCCGAACTCGTCCGGCGTTGCGGACCCTCCCCTCGTCCGCGCGACAAAGGCCGCGCCCGTTATGACGACCAAAGAACAAATCACGGCACTGGAAAACACGCGCGCGGCGAAGGTCGGGATGATGACCGACCTGATGACCGCCGCCGCCGCCGCGGGCGTGACCCTCGACGCGTCCCAGGCGGAGCGGTACGACGCGTTGGACCTCGAGGTCAAGTCCGTCTCCGCGGACCTCGCGCGCTATCGGACCCTCGAGCAAACCCAACTGCTGACCGCGACGCGGATCGAACCCGCGACCGGGAACGGGAACGGCAACGACCACGCCGCGGCGATCCGCGGCGGCGGACAAATCACGGTCAAGGCCAACGTCCTCCCAGGGACCGCGTTTATCCGGTACTGTCAGGCGAAGGCGTTCGCCGCGGGCGATTCGATGCGGGCGATCTCCTTCGCGGACCAGTGGAAGGACTCGACGCCGGAAGTCGCGATGGTCCTCAAGGCCGCGGTCGCGGCGGGCAATACGACCGATGCGACCTGGGCGGGACCCCTCGCCGTCCTCAAACCGTTGGCGGATGAGTTTCTCGAGTATCTCCGGCCCGCGACCGTCATCGGGAACATCCCGAACCTGCATAAGGTCCCGTTCAACGTGTCGGTCCCGTCCCAGACGGGCGGCGGCACGTACGCATGGGTCGGACAGGGCGCGCCGAAGCCGGTCGGGGCGTTGCAGTTCGGGACGCTGACCCTGGGCATCACGAAATGCGCCGGGATCATCGCGATTACCGAAGAACTCGCGCGGGTCTCGTCGCCCTCCGCGGAGGAGGCGATCCGCAAGGACATGGTGAACGGGATCGCGCATTTCCTGGACCAGGAGTTCACGAACCCGACGAAAGCGCCGGTCGCGAACGTCTCGCCGGGGTCGATCACGAACGGCGTGACCCCGTTGACGACCGCGGGGACGACGCCCGCGAACGCGCGGACGGACATTCAAGCGTTACTCGCCGCGTTGACCGCCGCGGGGTTGTCCGCGAAAGGCGCGGTCCTCCTGATGTCGGAATCCAACGCCCTCGCCCTCGGGTCCTCGTTGAACCCGCTGGGCCAACCCCTCTTCGCGAATCTCAACGCGAATGGCGGGAGTGCGAACGGCGTGACCGTCGTCACGAGTCAGGTCCTCGGATCGAACGTCATCGCGCTTGCGCCGGATGCGATCTTCCTCGCGGACGATGGCGGCGTGACGATCGACGTGAGTCGGGAAGCGTCGGTCCAGATGGACTCCGCGCCGATGAACCCCGCCGATGCGACCGTGGTCTTTACCTCGTTCTGGCAATCGAACTTGGTCGGACTCCGGGCGGAGCGGTTCATCAATTGGAAGAAGGCGCGCGCGGGCTGCGTCCAATACCTCGTCGGTTCGTATACCGCGGGCTAACGGCCATGTCGAACGACATCCCCAAGGTCACGGTCGAGGTCCTCGAGGCGCATACGTACGACGGCGTCGCGCGCGAGGTCGGGACGACCTACGAGGCGGAAGAAACCTACCTCGAGTTTCTGGAACTCACGGCGAAGTGGGTCCGCCGCGTCGAGGAGTCGAAAGCGAAACGCAAACCGCGGTAGACGATGGACATCTTCGGTCTCTCGATTACGCGCCGGTCCGCGCGGTCGGTCAACGAGGCACTCGCCCCACTTCGGGGCGGGTCGCCTCGCGTCGTCATCCATGAACCCGCGACGGGCGCATGGCAACGGAACGAAGCGATCGAAGTCGGGACCGTCCTCGCCTACTCCGCCGTCTATGCGTGTGTGAGTCTTATCGCCCAGGACATCGGCAAGCTGGGACTCCGCCTCGTCGCCCAGGATACGCATGGGATCTGGACCCCGACCGAGTCGTCCGCGTTCTCGCCCGTCCTCCGGAAACCGAACCGCTACCAGACCCGCATCAAGTTCATCG